CCCTCAGCGACGCCAATTGCCCCCATAGGGGGTGGCCTGGGAGAATTTAGGGGGGGGGGGCACTGGATGGGCCTACTAGTGCGCACCAGCGGGCCTCAGCGGGCCTGTGCTGCGTTCTAGGGCTATTGCCAGTGCTACCCTATGCCTATCCCTGTGCGCGGCACTGTGTGGCCCCTATGCGCCCTACGGGGCACTGGGGCTATCCCTGCGAGCTCTCTGTGGGCCATAGGGGTGCGCTCTGCCTTGCTTATTTTGTGCCTGTCCAGTGGGCCTGCCCAGTGCCTGCCTAGTGTGCCAGTAGTGGGGCCACAGTGGGCCAGCTAGTGCGCTGTAGTGCTATCCCTAGTACATACTAGGCTATCGCTAGGGCTATCCATAGTGCTTTACATTGTGCCGATTCTGTGCTACGCTGCGCGCTCCCCACTAGGGCGCACTTCCACACTCCAGCGCTATCCCAATGCTATCCCTTTGCTCTTACTTTCATTCGAAAGCTATTATGAAATGAAGTAACCGGAGTAGGAGGGGTTTAGGGACACTATATACACTACTACTCACTGTGCACTCACTAGTACTCACTAGTATGTCCCTGTGCCTACGCAGTAGGCTGACATACCTAGAATCTTGTAACCTCCGCTCCTATCCCTCCGGGATATCGTCGCTATGGTTACGCTACTAATCACTATGTAAGGAGATATTGTTTTGGCTAGAACATTTAAGATTGTGGTTGATAAAGAAGGCTACCCAGTGATTAACGGTGCTGGTCCAGAGTGTATACGTAAGAATGGTAAAAAGGACCGTAGGACTATGGCACTACACAGGGCCGTGGTTATGGATGCACTGGGTATCACTAGCTACGGCTCTGGGTACCATGTACATCACTGCGACAGTAACCGCCTTAACTGCGCCTTTGATAACCTGATATTGGTTAGCTCCAGCACTCACCGTGCCATTCACTTAGCACAGAGTCAGGAAAGGAGATGTTTCACAAAGGAGGAGTTATTAGCCAGCCCAGACTACGACACTAACTGGCGAGAGTTCGACGTAACTTACGGAGATTACAATAGCTTACTACACGCAGACCTTTAGGGTCTGCTTACCCTTTTTGCTCTCAGTGATAAATATTTATAGAAAGTACTTGCTTTTTTTAAATCTGCTAGGTGTATATTTATCCCATCGAAAGCGATACGGTCTACCGGGTAGCTCTAGATTCCAGAGTCAACTGGATAAGTAGACAGCCTGATAAGTCATATGAAAAACAGGTATTGACAATAGCAGTAAACGCTTTTATAGTTTGAATCATGTTGCGGAGCAGTGTAGCGCCTAAAGGTGCTCTGACCACTAACCCTAGATACATGATAGTAGTAAAGATGTAACGTCAAGAGCTGAGACGACAAACGGCGGGTGCGCTTAGATGATTGTGCCCTGAAAACGAAATCATCAAGCCCAGAGCGACTGGGGAGCCGGGGGAAACCACGAAGAGGCTGAATCAACGCGGTTGTACAGGTGCTGACTAGAATCAGTAACCCGCCAACCTATAACACTGACCTAAGCAACTATGCTTAGCTGAGTGTTATACAGGAGCAACCATGAGCAGACTGATAGACGCTGGTTATAGGTGGCGCAGACAAAACGCAACCGCGTGGAGGAAGCGCATCGCAGTACTGGAGAGGACAATAGAATACTTCTCTGCGTTGCAGAGTCTCACCCCTAATCAGGTAACGGCGTTAGTTAGTATGCGCACCGAGCTTGCCAGACTGAAAGGGCACATAAAGGCGGGAACATGAAGTACAAAGATAAATTGAAACAACAATTTGAGGGACTTGAGAAGTTATCAGGCTCCGAGTTGAGAAAGCGCCGGGACGCCCTGAACCGTGCAGGGTATACGCAGACCAAGCAATCCGCCACGTTCAGCACCACGGTGCGTGGCAAGACCAAGACTAAGGGTAGCAGCAAAGAGCCCAAGGGCTGGTACACTGTAAATTCACAATTAGGGGGTTAGTATGATGACATTCTTAGCAGTAGTTGGCGCATTCTTTCTTGTCGGCCCGATTCTTCGATTACTGTTCATTATCCTGTTCGTTAGCAAGAAGTGAAGAGTTTACTAATTACAGCCTATAGCATCCTTGTGGCGGTGCAGGAGCAGTACCCGGACGCCGCTGTGACTCTCACTGTGGATGGTAAGAGCAACAACGAAATTTGAGGCAGAGCATGTACGGAAAGAATCCTGAAACGCTGCTTATGCGTAAGCAGCGACCAGCAATAGACGGACTGGCGCGGGAGTACAGCGCGAAGGCAGCACTGCGCCAGCACTATGAGAAACAAGCGCAGCGCCTGGGTATGACCCTGCGCGGCTACTGCTTCCGGTTTAATGTGCGGGGTGTGGTATGAGTAAGCAAATTATGTATGATGTATACAACCTGCGCGGCGCATACTACCGCGTAGCAGTTGACCGCCCACTAGACCACCCTGCAGAGTGGTACTGCAAGCATCTGGGTGTGTACTTCGAAGATTGTGCATTCAGTAGCGCATTCATACTGCTGCACGAGCAGTCGGTACTCGTGGCCCGCAACGTGGTATTCAAGGACAAAGCATGCTAACAGTAGACGAAACAGCGCTGCTGTGCTGGGCCCTGCTGGAAACGCAGGGCAAGTGCGGTTGCACTTGGGAAACATTCAAAGGGGTTCCTAATGAACTCAAGCAAATCGTACCAGTTGAGCGTAGATTACTCCGAGTTAGAAAAGAGGGTATTGGCACTGTTCTCACAACCTATCGAGAGTACACTGAGTCTGCCGCGCGGCAGTTGCAAGAGCATATTGCATTTGATGTGGTTGAAGCGCTGCAGCGGTATGGGTACTGTGGAGCATACGCAAGATTTAGGGCGGCAGTACGGGCATATTATAAGCAAGCGCAGCTCGCTGCTTGGTACGCACGCTGAACTCTCAGCGCACGATGAAATACAACTAACCCAGGAGCAAATGAAAATGCAAGAGACTAACACAGCACCTATAGAGTGGAAAGTAATGTTACCGGAAGGTGCAAACGCATTGCCAATGAAGTGTTCCATGTATTCCAGCGGTGATTACTGGGCCCCGTTCCAGGACTTGCAAATGCAGGGCGCTGACCATCCTCACACTGAGGGCCCATTGCAGGCGCTTATGGGCCTCCGTACTGTTAGCGCGTACACCCCGGGCTTAGGGGTAGCTATAGGCGGAATACTGCATCCGGAGTATCGCGATGTAATGCTGACTCGTGGCCCGCTACAAAAGGTGGACTTGTACCGTTCCGGAACTTTCTACGAACTCTTTGAACCAGCGCGAATCACCATCGACAGTAAGTTCTGGGAGCGCCGCCGCGACTTCTACGAGAACGGGGATGTAGTGGTTGAGCGAGTACTTGCCAGCGTAGAAGCATTCACCGGCTACAAGGTGCACAAGCAAGCCTTGCAGTTATTCGAACGCATTATGCTTGCACCAGAAGAGCAGCAGCGCCGGGTGTATACGGGCTACGATTACGGCGGCCATATTCGAGATGTACACGCCGCGGCGCTGCTCATGAAGTTGCACGGCTTTGTGGTATCTCGCTTCGCCGTACCCTTGGGCTTTGGTTTCCGCAACGGCGAACCCGTAGTAATGCTGGGGCAGCCGAGGATGCACAAGGACTTCGCTGCGGTTACTGGGTACCGCTGCATGGAGATGCGAGTCGGTAAGTGGCTCGCTAACTACTACGGCAACGGCGTAGACTTCCGCGATGCTATCGAAGACCTCAAAGCTATGAACGTAGAACCTACAACGTACCTGTGCAAGACCGAGCAGGAATGGTACGACGCCTATGAGAACGGCCCGAGTAGCTGCATGAGCGGGTACTCCTTTGGGCATAGCCCCGTGCGTGCGTATGCTACAACTAGCCACGGGCTGCCGGATAATGGGTTGCGCATGTTCATACAGTACACCGGGGAACTGTTCGGGGATGACTTTGAAGTGCAGGCACGGGCAATCGTAAAACCTGAAACTAAAGAGTACGTTCGTGCTTACGGCAACGCTGCGGATGCAATCCTGCGCGGGCATGGGTACACCAGAAACTCCGAGTGCCTCGAAGGGGTGCTACTGGCGCGTATACCGCACCCTACATATACTGGTGCGGTACTGATGCCGTACCTCGATAGCATCCAGCGCGGTGTTGATGAAGAAGGCAGTGACGCCTTTGTAATCCGTGATGACTACGAGTACGGGGCGCAAGAGTCCGAGGGGTACATCTACGTAGGCACAGAGACTGTCCGGTGCTGCTGCTGCGGTGAGCGCTACCCCGTCGATGACATGCACGTAACTGCCGGCGATGAAATGGTGTGCGGTGGCTGCGTTGAAGAGGGGGAGTTTGTATACGTAGTTGGCCGGGAAGGGCTATATAATCGCGGGGGCTGCACTTGGTCTGATTACCACGACGCCTATGTATACGACGGAGACATTGAGCACTGTGCGGTAGAGGGTGTAGTGCACGACCAAGAAGAGCTGGTGTTTGCACAGGACCGGCAGGTGCTTATTGAGCACGCAGAAGAACACCCAGTGCATGGGTTAATTCTCACTGAGTATGCAGCTGATTGCTTGGGAGAGAAGTACCTGGGCAACGATGACGAAGAAGAAGTAGAGGGGGCAGCTTAATGTTCTTGAATCCGCATGGGATTGATATGCAGCTGCTCTTGCAGATACTGCAAACGCACCGGCCCAGCTGGGCAAGCACTAAGTGGTTTGAGCCTCTGCTTATGCAGGCGCTAGGTAGCGGTATGCATTACGTAAAAGACAAGCACGGGAACTACTTCGTGCTGGTGGGGGACTCAGAGCAAAGTGACGTAGCGTTTACGTCTCATCTCGATACGGTGGCCCGCCCAACCAGCGCTGCGCCGGACGTCGGCTGCACTAACAAGGGCGTACTGTTCGTAAAGAATCCGCAGCAGGCTGACTGCTTGGGGGCGGACTGCGGTGCTGGTATCTACCTGATGCTGGAGATGCTGCGGCTGGGTGTGCACGGACGCTACTGCTTCTTCGTGGATGAAGAGGTAGGCTGCGAGGGTAGCGCTGCATCGGCCAAGGATGACTCTGGATTTTGGACTGGGGTCAAGGCGGTGATTAGCTTCGACCGCCGCGGCGACGGTATCATTACACATCAAAGGTATATGCGCTGCTGCTCTGATACCTTTGCAAAGACCTTAGCAGCGCGCCTGGGACGCACGGAGCAGCACTTACAGAAGGGGGTATATACTGACTCGGCTGAGTTCGTTGGCATCATTCCTGAGTGCACCAACGTCGGCGTAGGGTATATGCACGAGCACACCCCGGATGAGGTGCTGGACCTGAACATCCTGGGGCAAGTGCTTGAGCGGGTACTACAAGATGGCACGTTCTCGCACCTTCCGATTGAGCGGGACCCGAAGGTATTGGAGCCAGACCAATGGCTATCTGCACCGACACTCAATTTACGCCAGCCGTGGGATATGCCGCCGGACGAGGACCCGCAATTGCTGGCAGCGTTCCGGGAAGTTTCTCAGCTTTCTAAACAACAACTGGTTAGCTGGGTACGGGAGAATCCAGAGAAGGCGGCGGAGTACATCATGGTATTCTCCGATTATGGCTTTAAAGAAGAACTGATTGAACTAGGCACCCGAGTCGTAGAAGACTGGGGCGGATACGATAATATTGTAGAGGGTTGATTATGTCTAAGTTTAAAGTTGGTGATAAGGTTGTGCGTACAAAGGATTGTGGCAAAGATGAACACTTTCTGTCTAAGTTAGGCCAGGAAATCTACTACACTGTGACCTCTGTTATCGGAGATTACTGGCTGCAGGTGGATGGGTGGATAGATGGGGCCGACAAGCACCCCTGGTACGCCAGTAAATTCGAACTGTACCAAGAACCGGAGGACAAGCTGCCCCCGGTTCCGCGTAGTGTATATTACCTAAAAGAAAATGGGCGGCGTAAGCTGGTGGCGGGCATCAATGGTGATTCAGTTAATGTACTTATTAGCCTGCGTTATCGCGGCGAGCCCGAAGTGCTCGGTTATAATATGGAACCGGATGCAGCCCTGCAGTTGGCACACGACCTTCGCCGCATGGCTATGAAGATAAAGCGGGAGCAGAAGTAATGGACGAGCCGTGGCTTAGAGCCTGCAAGCGCCTAGCTATAGGGCAATCTAGTAGATTCAGATGCTGCGGAAAGACGCCCGCAGCAGTAATCTACAATAAACCCGACGCCTGGAGTATGTATTGCTTTAGGTGTCACAAGACGGTTAACGAGCGCAAGCAGTACCAGCGCATACAGTTACAGGAAGAGCCGAGGGTGCAGCCCTCTGCACCTGCAGAGGCAATTTGCATTAGCCAAGCGCCTGCGGAAACGCAGAGTTTTATTTACGGATTCCTGACTACAAAGGGAATCATGCCTGAAATGGTGGGGGATGCAGAATGGAGCAAAGAGAAACAGCGTATAATCTTCCGTGTCGGAAGCGCTGCTCTGGGCCGTGCGGTGCATGCCAAGCAGCAACCGAAGTGGGTAATGTACGGACAGCCTGTGGCGTTCGCTGTCGCGGCACCTGCCGTAGCACCGGATGTAGCTGCGGGCGCACCTCTAAAGGTCGTGCTCACCGAGGACTTACTCTCAGCCCTGAAGATACAGCACGCAGTTACGAGCTACAGTGCGTTGAACGTGCAGGCTATAGCTATGCTGGGTACACGCTTGCCCACGCCGCTGAGGGCTTGGCTGATTCAGAATCGCCCGGAAGTGATTCTGATGCTGGACAATGACCCGGCAGGGCACGCTGGGGTAGCGGCGGCGCGCCGCGCACTGCGTCCGTTCATGCAGTGTCGTGAGCATTACTTCGCTGCGGACCCGAAGGATGCAGAAATCAAAGAGATTCTGGAGGCTCTAATTGGACCTAATAGTTGTTAAGGCAATGTGCACGCAGAAGGTTTGGAACCGACTGCGAGAGCAGATTCCTAAGTCGATGCTTGCGCCGGATACGTCGAACCTTCTGGACTGGGTGGGGCTGTACTGGAACACGTACCCGGAGCACCAGGAGGTGCAATGGGATGCGATGCAGAGCATGCTCAACCTCCGGGCGGGGCACTTATCCCGGGAAGAGCGGGTAATCATGGACGAGCTTATGCGGGGAGTACAAGCCGTGCCACAGGATTCTGTGGTAGGGATTGTCCAGACCCTGAATGAGCTGGCCTACAGCGGGGAGGTAGCGGCGCTTACGCAACGCTACCAAGACGGCGAGGAGATTGATTACCTGCTGGAAATGAAGCACCTACAGCGCAAGTACGGTGACGGCGCTGCGGTGCATGAGTCGCTGCTTGAATGGGAGAGCGGTAGTGTTGACGAAATACTTGCCGCGACTGACGAGAGTGGTGGTCTTAAACTAGGCGTGTTCGAGCAACTCGCTAGCAACATCCGAGGTCTACGCGGCGGGGACTGTATCGCAGTGGCTGCTCCTGTGGACTCTGGTAAAACTAGTCTGCTTGCTGCTATTGCTGTGGATTTTGCTGAGCAGATGCAGCAGCAGCCGGAAGTATACGGGGACCGCCCGATTCTCTGGCTGGTTAACGAGGGTCCGGCGACGCGTACAGTGCCGAGGGTATATCAAGCGGCGCTGCACTGGACTCTGGCTGAGATTAAGGACCGGCACAGTAAGCAAGAGTTCGTGCCAGCCTACCTCAAGAAAGTAGGCAGGGCTGACCGGATTCGTGTTAAGGCTGCGCACTCCTTGACGATGGCCCAGATATCCACGCTCATGGAGGAGATGCGCCCCGCGGTAATCATCATCGACATGGTGGCTAACATCCGTGGCGGCACTATGGAGACCGAGCACCAGAACCTCGAAGCACGTTGGCAGGAGCTGCGTATCCTTGGGTGCGAGAACGACTGCGCTATTGTAGGCACTATGCAACTTTCACTCGAAGGTTACAACATGCTGTTCCCGCCGCTCACCGCTATGAAGCAGAGCAAGATTGGCGTACAGGGTGCCCTGGACTTGGCTATTATGATGGGATGCTTGGACAGAAACGAGCAGCCGCACATGCAAAACGTCCGCGGTATCAGTACTCCGAAGAACAAGATGGCGCTGTCTGGTAAAGAGTCGCTCCTGCAATTCGAGGTGGGATTCGAGCCGGGTCGTTGCCGCTTTGACGAGGGCCAGATTAACCGGTGACTTCCCTAGCGCCTTCTATGAGGGCGCTATGTAGGTACACTAGGAGGCTACTATGCTTAAACCATCAGACATTAACTACCTCGACGAAGAGGTAATCAAGGCGTACGCTGCGTCTGCAGGTACTTTCCGTAAACGGTTCGCGCTGGACAGCAGCCAGCTGATTGTGCATCTAGCTATTAATAAGGCTCGGAGGGCTAAGTGGAAATAAACTGGAAAGAACACTTCACGTACAAGGACGGTAAGTTATATTGGACCCACACAAGTCCGAACGGAGCATGTCAGCCGGGCAAGTTGGCGGGATACCTAGAAAGACACCATAACCGCTGGGTAGTGGGGTTGCATGGGAAGGCATACAAACGTGCTAGAATTGTTTGGGAAATGCACCACGGAGAGATTCCTAGTGGGTGTGTTATAGACCACATAAATCGCAACAGGGAAGATGACCGTATCGACAATCTCAGGGCGGTTCCTGTGACACTAAATAATCGAAACAAAACCATAGATAAGCGCAATAGTTCAGGCGTTCCCGGAGTGACCTATGATGCCAGACGAAAACGTTGGGTGGCATACGTAAACCGGGACGGAAAGCAAGTGCGTTTGGGAAGATTCCCCTCACTGGAAGAGGCCGCTGCTGCAAGAGCGGCAGCCGCCAACCCCCTGGGATATTTAGAGGTTTAGTATGTACCAGATTATGATAGTGGATTTAGAGGTCGAGAACTTTGAGTATTATGGCAACGTGGCATCCCCGTATTGTCCCGATAACTACGTTGTAGAAAGCGCATATCGCATAGACACAGTAGATGACGCCGGGCAGTTGCATATGGGGGACGTATTCAGTATCCGCTTCAACAGTAGGGCCGAGTTCCTGGAAGACAACGGAGGCCCTCACAGGTGGTTTTCCATACCAGAACACTGCACTATGATAGTCGCGCACAACAGCAGCTTCGAGGTGTCCTGGTTCTTATCCTACCAGCGGAAACATTTTGAGGACTTCCTAAAGCGCGGCGGCCGGGTATACTGTACACAGCACGGGCAGTATATAGCCTCGGACTTCCAGGAGATGTATCCGGGGTTAGATGAGACCGCCCCAAAATGGGGTGGTCAACACAAAGTTGACGGGGTGAAGATATTATGGGAGCAAGGGAAGAGGACTTCCGAAATAGACCCGTACCTGCTTCATGACTATCTCGTCAATGGTGATATACCAAATACAGGGCTGTGCTTCTACGGGCAATGCGCTTTATTCGCCCAACGTAATCAGATGCAATATGTATACGAACGCATGGAGGCCGCACTGGCTTGGAGCTATTGTCAATGGTTCGGCCTGTTCGTTAATATGCCGATTGCACGCAAGAACCAGGAGGAGCAGGAGCAGCGCATCCGTGAGATTAAGCAGGAGCTGCAGCAGTACATCCCGAAGGACTTGCCGGAGACTCTTGACTTCAACTTCGGGTCGGACTTCCATATGTCAGCACTGGTGTACGGCGGGCCTATCAAGTACCGCAAGAAGGTGCCATATGACCCGCCGCAGTACGTCAAGGCCGACTTCTATAAGTACGAGGACGAAGAGGGTGCGCACACCTATATACCTGTACACGACACGCACATGCAAGAACTTCAAACGGAAGGCGGATGGTGGCGTGTAGTGACATATCGTGCGGGTAAGAACAAGGGGCTCCCCAAAGTATTCCGCCTCGATACCGAGGAAGAGAAACTTAAATGGGAAGACGACCTTTACTTCTGCCCGGGCCTAGTGAACATCCAGGAGCTTCCGGAAGTTATCCGGGAGAAGTACGCAGAGCGCGGGGAGTTCCGGCAGGCGCGCACCCTGCAGGATGGCACCCCTGTGTATAGCACCAGCACTGATGCAATGGAGGCGCTGGCTCGACAAGGGTTCGAGTTCTGTAAGTTGGTGAACGAGCTGGCGGCGCTGGAGAAGGATACCGGAACTTACTATTTGCGAGAGGTCCTGGACGCAGAAGGTAAGGTCAAAGAGCGGAAGGGGATGCTGCAGTACGTAATCCCGGAGCGTCCTGATGGTTCCGGTATCATACACCACCGGCTGAATACTTGTGCCACTGTAACCGGGCGCTTGAGTAGCTCTAACCCGAACCTGCAGAACCTACCCCGCCCGGATGAGGATGGCGACGGTGTGGCTAAATCCAAGGTGAAGCAGGTGTTCACCAGTAGATTCGGAGACAACGGACGTATCACTGAGGTTGACTACTCGGCACTGGAAGTGGTTATGTCCTGTGTACACACGGGTGACAAGAAACTGCTGGGACTGCTGCAGAGTGGTACGGATATGCACTGTTACCGCCTAGCTTTCCGTGAAGGATTGGATTACGATGAGGTGTACTACCGCTGTCACGATAAGACTTACCAAGACTATAGTACGTGGAAGACAAAGCGTTCGCATATCAAGACCCCTAGCTTTGCTGCGCAGTATGGGGCTTCCGCAAGGGGTGTAGCCTTCGCCGCGGGTTGTACAGTGGAATTCGCACAAGAGTTCTTAGATAACGAAGAGCGTATGTTCCCAACAACCATCGGCTTCCGCGCTATTGTCAAGGAAGAGGTAGAGCGTACTGGTGCGGAGGGTCGCATGTACCGGGAGCAAGCTGACGACGGCAGCTACCGAATCTACCGCATCGGGACGTGGACCAGTCCAGCAGGTGCCCGCTACAGTTTCCGCCAGAAGGAGCAGTGGAAGGAAGTTGTGCCCGGGCAGCGTAAGCAGAAGGTAATGGACTACAAGGAAACTGAGATGGCGAACTACTGGTGCCAGGGGGAAGCGTTCTTCCTGATGGCGGTGGCGGCTGGTATGGTTCTACGTGCGCTCCTGGCCCGTGACTGGTTCGACAATCAGGTGTGCCTGATTACGAACGTACACGATGCATTGTATCTGGACAGCGCCAACCCGGAGGTTGGACGTGAGGCGAGCCTACTGGTTAAGCGGTGCATGGAGGATGCACCTAAGCGTATTCACCAGCTCTGGCCTAACTACGGCATCATTGGTGAGGTCCCGTTCCCAGCAGAGGCTGAGATGGGTACGAGTATGTACAGTAAGGAGAAGGTTGAATGAATATAAAGTCTGGTAGTATTGTGGAATTGATGGACCTGGGGCCTGAGCCGATAGACCCACGGTATGCCGCATACTTCACCCCAGGTACAAGACACACGGTGCTATTCTTCGACCCTGTTACTGGGGAGATAGAACTAAGCTACCCTGGGCTGGTAGTGAGTAGACCGGGGGACGGTGTCACCTTCTTCCCGGGGGAATATAGGCTTATAGAAGAGTAGTGATAGGTGGACCCTTGGGTGGTGTAGGGTGTTAGGGTAGCACATTACAAGGGAGAAGTAAAGAGTGCAAACAAAGTTAGGAATTAAAGCCGCCAGGAGAGGCTTAAGTGTTAGGGATGTATTCTTCTACTCTGAGTACTACCCTACACTGCTGCTTTATAGGCACAGACTGGACGAGCGAGATAGATTTGTTCCGGTGGGTATACACCGAGCAAAGTACCTGCGCTGTCATTACGGATATGTTCACGACATAGTGTGGGAATACCACCACGGGCCCAAACCAAAGGGCCTATGGGTGGACCATATAAACGGGAACAGGTGGGATAACAGAATTGCGAATCTTAGGCTAGTAACGCCAGCAGAGAACAGGGCCAATTATGATGGCTCAAGAAAACCTTTTATACCTGAATGTAAAAAGTGTTGACTCTGGCTTGATTCTGTGATTCCCCGAGAATTGATGTGATACGAGTAGGAACAACACAAGAGAGGCAACCTTGGCTAAAATTAGTTTGATTAAACTATTCACCAAAGAGCAGCACCAGGCGATTTTAAAGCGCTTCCAAAGTAACGCCGAAGCTGCCTGGGCGTACGAGTATGTACTAGCATTTGGTAAGATTCCTGGCGAAGATATTAGTGCTCGGACAATACGTACGGTTGTGGGGATGGGTATTCCGGCCCCGCAAGTGTCCCGCCAGCTTGTGCGCTACTGGCGAAGCATCTTCGTGGATAACAATGGTAGCAAGGCAAAGGCTAACAACGCCCTGATGCAATCCCGAAAACTAATCCAACCCTCCCCAACGGATGACATTGGGGATACGTTTGTACCTGAAACCTGCAGGCGTGTGCTGGTTATTGGGGACCTGCACGAGCCTTACACACACCCTGATGCATACGACTTTTTACGCACTGTCCGGGACGAGTACGGGCCAGACATTGTAGTGCAGATAGGGGACGAGACAGACGGGCACGCCATTAGCTTTCACGATAGCAGTCCGGAGTTGGATAGTGCCGGGGTGGAATTAGAGAAGGCCAAGCTCGGCCTGGAGAAACTGCACGACCTGTTTCCTAACATGCTCCTGTGTGATTCTAATCACGGCTCCCTTGTCTACCGCCGGGCCAAGGCTCACGGACTCCCTGTACAATTCATTAAGAAGTACCGGGACATCCTGTTCCCAGGGCATGGGGCGCCAGGGTGGAGTTGGGGTGATGCTTGGGATTTGAATACTCCGCTGGGTGCTGTGCGATTCCAACATCAAGTATCTGGGGACCTGCTGCTCAACGCAGCCCATGAACGTAGGTCCATGGTAATAGGACACTTCCATGGGAAGTTAGATATACAGTATGCCGCAAGCAGCACTGCCTTGTACTTTGGTGCACACTGCGGTTGTTTAATCGACAATAAGAGTCTGGCATTTGCTTATGGTAGGTTGTCAAGAAGCAAGCCGATTCTAGGGTGTATGGTGATTACAGATGGATGCCCACAAATCATCCCCATGCTACTGGACGACACCGGCCGGTGGTGTTCTAGAGTACAACCCTGATACCGGAGAGTTCATGTGGGTTAAAGTAGTTAGTAACCGTGCCAAGTTGGGAAGCGCTGCTGGGCACGTAAGACCTGATGGGTACTTGGTATTGCCGTGCGGAACCCGTGCTAATGTTGCAGCATGTACGTTGTTAGGCCTGGATGTTCCCGAGGGATATGTGGTGGACCATATTAACAGGAACACCCTGGATAACCGCGCATGCAATCTTAGGGTTGTGTCAAAGAAGGTTAATGCGCACAACACAGGGCTCCGGGCCACCAACAAAACAGGCGCGCGCGGGGTTTCTTGGGACTCTAGCAGGGGCAAGTACAGGGCTGCTCTTATGGTGGACGGGAAGCAGTACAGTAGGCGCTTCGACAGCTTAGAAGCTGCCTCGGAGTGGTACCAAAGTGTGGCCGAGAGACACGGGGTTAGGCAGTACCAGCAACCCGCGCAGGCACACTTAAACATTGTGTAGCAAATAGACTTGGAGATTATATGAAAATGGGAATCTGTTCTGTACTGGGCCTTATCTTTGTAACCCTGAAACTGACCGGCGTTATCGCCTGGTCCTGGTGGTGGGTGCTGCTCCCATTCTACGGCGGTATCGCCTTGCTGCTGGCAATACTGGCGGCAGCTACGGCTATCGGCATTAAGTCCGCACTTAAGAACCGCTAGGCTGGGCCTGCATCTGCACGTAAATATCATTTAAACTAAACGAGGACGTAATTATATGACTACGAATGTACTGGCATCCCTGAACGCTCTGGTAGACGCAGCAATCGAAACCCAAGATGTAGATATGCGGGAGACCGCCCAGGGCGGCGCGTATGAGGACGTACTGCTGCCGAAGGGTGAGTACTACGGCTACTTCACCGAGTACGTGGAAATCGGTAAGCGCCTGCCGACCAAGGGTGGCAAGCCTACCGGTAAGCCTGCAGTGGCTAACGTACGCATCGGCATTGTAGTGTTTGGGCCCAACGGCGAAGTGAAGCGTATCCGCCCGTACCCGATGGCTATCAGTAACTTTGAGCGAGCAGGCTTCAAGAAGTTCTTCGACAAGCTCAACTACGACAACAGCATTAAACATGCGGCACAGCGTCTGGGCCAGGCCTTCACCTTCCCGATTGATGAGCACACCAGCGCTGCGGGCAAGAAGTCCAACATCGTGGACCTGTCCGGTATCCGCCCGATTCCGAAGTTCGACCCGAACACCGGCGAGCCTATCAAGATGCCTGCCCTGGATGCCTCCGAGATTAAGCTGTTCCTGTGGAACAACCCAACCAAAGAGACCTGGGATAGCCTACACATCGAAGGCACCTTCGACGACGGTAAGAGCAAGAACTGGATTCAGGAGGATATGTACAAGGCCGTAGACTTCCCGGGCAGTGCTCTGGATATTATGCTGAACGCTGGTTCTGTTCCGAGTCCGGCAGCTATGCAGGCACCTGCCGCTCCTTCTGCACCGGCTGCTCCCGCTGCACCGCAAGCACCTGCAGCCCCAGCTGCTCCAGTGGCTCCCGCGGCTCCTGTAGCGCCCGCTGCACCTGCTGCACCTCAAGCCTAATCTACCCTAACCTAAACTAATATGGCCCCGCATGGGGCCTTAGAGGAAGCCTATGAACATCATCAATATCCTTATCAAACTCCTGAGCGCAGCCTACACGGCCGAAGCTAAACGGGCCGATGCCAAAGCGCAGTTTAACGAGCAGCTGGCAGTTAAATTCGCAGACGACGCAGTGCGTCTGGCTGCTCAATCCGAGGCGCGCGCGTAGAGGCCTCCAAGCACAACAAAGAGTTGGCAGCTGAGCACGCTTGTCGTGCTGATAACCTGCGCGCTAAGCGCGATGAAGTAGCTAACTTCCTGGGAGTATAATTGATGGATAAAGTATTAGACGCATACAAGAATCTGGCTATTGCAGTGAGTAACGCAGTGCATGATGCAGCGGTGTATGGTGTACGTATCAACTGCCTGGACAGCATTTATGCCGCCCTAGAAAAGCTGGCAGCCCTGTACGGTATGGACCTGGAGCTGGCCGCTACCGCCTTCCGGGAGCACAACGACCTGGCGGCACATGCCGATAAGTTACGAGGAGATGACCTCGTGCTTATCCGTGTAGTGGGCACGCTCAGCGTCGGCCTGGCGGAGATTGGTTCCTGCATCTACGACGTAGACCAGAGTCTGCGTACGCCGGAAGTAATCGGGGACATGCTCGGCACCGTGCTGGTGCTGTCTGAACTGGAAGGTAAATGATGCGAAACGTTTTTGCCAAAGTATTTTATTTTATGTTAGTGGCCCCTCTAGTGCCTGTAGCCATCCTGTGCTGGTTGTTTGAGAAGGTAGAGAACAGCAAGGCACTGGCCGCCTGGGAATCTTGGGCGCGTAAGTTAACTAAGAAGGTTACGGGGGTTTAATGATTATCAACGGGGTTGACTTATCCCAGCTCCCAGAGCAGTTAGCTCCGCAGAACTCTGGGAAGATTCTGCTGTATGATGCGGACTTTTGCGTGTACAAAGCCGCTGCTACAGTGAAACGGCTAGATACCGCGATACGCCGCTTCTATCAGCTGGTGCTTGAGGATATGTTCCTCGTCGGCTGCTCAGAGGCAGTGGCGTATCTGACACCCGCTGGCTGCGCCAAGTGTCTGCGCTGGCACCTGCCTACGGCTAAGCCCTACCAGGGGCAGCGTGCTAATCGGCAGGAGCTGCCGCTCAAGGCACCGTTGAAGCGACACCTGATTGAGAATCCCGACCAGTATTCTGAGCAGGGCATACAGGTGGTAAGCAGTGACTACTTTGAGGCCGACGACCTCTTTGTAATGGATTCGTACAGCTTCGGGGACCGGGGAATCCTGATGTCGCAGGACAAGGATTCCTGGCTAAGCCCAATGGCCCGGTTCGATATCCCGACCGGAACCGTGTGGCCTGCCTTGGATAACCCATTCGGCTGGATTAAGTGGGATGATACCCAGGCTATGCCGGTGCGAGCACACGGCACCAAGTTCTTCTGGTGGCAGATGCTAGCAGGAGATGACGCAGATAACGTCAAAGGCATCACGTTGCTTGATGGGAAGCTCTGTGGGAAGCGAACGGCCTTTGATGCTATCTACCCTATTACCTCAGAGCAGGACGCCGCAGAATTCGTTGTAGCGGCTTATGCTCGAAACAACCAAGACATACTCGCAGAGGCGCAGTGTTTGTGGTTAAGGAGAAGCACAGATGATTGCGCCTACAAGTACCTAATGGAATGTCTAACAACCCCCAGCTTAAGGGATTGGGTCCACTCTCTTCATCAATATCACAAGGAGCATATAAAATGGGTACAAGAGAACCCAGACTCCTAGGCCTGGAATACAACCCGGAAACTGGGCACATCACCCGCACTGTCCGTGCAAATAACAGGTGGCCTCCTGGTAGACCTCTGGGTAGCATACGCAAGGATGGATATAGGCAAATACGTATTAACGGGAAGCACGAGCTGGCCCACTTAGTAGCCTGGGAGTTGTACTACGGGGTTAAGCCGGATGGACCATTAGACCACATAAACAACAGACGAGATGATAATCGGATATGTAATCTTAGACAGTCTACCTACGTTTTAAATTCGGCCAACTCTAAGAGGTGGGCCGGAAAAGAACTACCCAAAGGAGTGCGCAAGACCGCGGCTGGAAACTATGAAGCCAGGTTGAGGGGCAAGTCCCTGGGTACGTACAGCAGCGCCGAAGCAGCTCACGCAGCCTATCGGAGGGCTGCGGATATTCAATTTGGAGAGTTTGCTAATTATGGCGAAGATGTCTGCGAAGGAAATGAGCCTGCGGGCGATTGAGTTATACTACGAGGGGAAACACGATGAACTTGAAACTATTCTGGATGCGCTGCGTGAACGAGCACCCAAAACACATCGAAGAACGGTTGAGCATTTGGATTCTCTCATTCACGAACAAGCTGACTTGGATAGCGTAGGGAGTATTGAGTTATGGTAAACACACCCTGTATAGACCACGGGTGCAAGGGTTTTGGTTTAGGTTACGCAACCGCGTGGATTACGGTGGACGGGAGGCGCTTCACAACTACTAAGCACCGGGCTGTGTTCCTTAAGGCTCATGGCTTCCTGCCGGAGGTTGTAGAACATCTCTGCAATAACCCGCGCTGCATCAACGTAGAGCACCTAGCCGCAGGGACGCATAAGAGCAATGCGGAATATAAATACAAATGTGGGCGAGGCAAAGCCCCAAGGGCAACTGGAGAGTGCTCCGCATGTTGTAAACTGACAGACGCAGAAGTTGCCGAGATTCGAAGAATCTATGTGCGCAATTCGAGAGAGTTCGGGCTGCCTGCCCTGGCCCGCCGGTACGGTGTTGGCACCAGTCAATTGCACAGGATACTGACTAAGGGGCACCGGTCTGGTCCTTCCGTCAAGGAGGTGGTACCTGTATGAGTACTAGGCGCATAACCAGGGGCCAGGTTAGGGCGGTGGCTATGAAGCTAGCAAAGGACCAGGGAGGGGTTTGTCCTCTATGCAACAAGCCACTAGACTTCACCCTAAGAGGCTCCACAGGTAACTCAGTAGTATGTGACCACTCACATGTTACTGGGCACATACGCGGGGCACTACACCGTGGGTGCAACGGGTCAGAAGGGCGCGTGGTAAACGCAGTGGGCCGTTGGGCTGGATTAGGGATGGACAATACGGAAGAGATAGCAAACTGGCTAGAGCGCCTAGTGAAGTATCTGCGCAAAGAGCCATATGATATGCTATACTACACAGTGCGCACGCCGGAAGAGCAGGCGCAGGCACAGAAGCTCAAGGCCCGCAAGGCCCGGGCACGACGCAAAGCACGGGAGACTATTAAATGAGTACGTTCAAAGTAGGTGATACAGTAGTGCGTAGGCTCGGCCATCGCAACTATACCTGGCAAGATTTCTGTCGGCGTATTGGGGTTCCCTCGGGGTCCCCTATGCGTATCACCAAGGTACTGGGTGAAAGTGCACTGATACTAGAGGGCCACGACAAAGACCATTGGTACATTCCTTGCTTCCAACTGGCAGAGGCTGAACATGCACCGGAGCGCTTACAAGCGGTGGATGTAGTAAACTCACCTAAACACTACCAGTTCTTCCCGGACCTGGAGGCAATCGAGGTCATTGCGCGCAGTATGACGCAGGAGCAGTTCTACGGATACTGTCTGGGAAACCGGCTCAAGTACCGGCTGCGCGCCGGAAACAAGGATAAGCTGGAGCAGGACATTGCTAAGTCTGACAAGTACTTGGAACTGTACGAGCAACACCGAGGTAAGTGCATTGACGCCTAGCGCATGGTGCCACGGGATGTGGCAGAAAGCAGTAGAACGGGGCGACGAAAGCGCCGCTAAAGACTACCTGGAGATGTACAATCTCTGGGTAAGTCGCAATCAGTAGTTAGAAGTACCGGACATAACCAAGGAGACTAAGCGCCTATGATTAGCGCCCTGAATACGGTTGTAGTACCAGAGGAAGCACTGGTGAAACGCCAGCTGGAGCTTGAAGAGGCCTATAAGATTCGCGGAATCGAGCGGGCACGTAAGCTGATTACGGATGCATTGCAGAACGGCGGGATTATGAACCTGCCGATGACACAGCGTATGCTCACCTCGGCATACGAGGTGGCTGCTGCCGCTATCGATGAGATGCGAAATGTCAAAGCCCCGGGCATAGGTGGGAAGTACCGCCGGTTCCTGCGCTTAATCCCCTTGGATGTCCTGACAACCCTGAGCCTGTGCACAATGTTTGAGGCGTTCAGCGTCGCCCCTGGCGAGTCCGCCAGTCGCCGTCAGACTGCACAGGCGGTAATGTCCGCACTGGGCAGAAACGTACAGTCAGAGCTACTGGCTCTGCAGTTACGCAACGTAGCCCCAGCGTACATGGACCGCGTGTATGAGTACCTCACAGAGCGCCGTACGAAGTCTCCTACGCACATCCTGCGTACGCTCCGTGCCAGTGCCGAGAACGTACACTACGGGCACGAGCCTTGGACCAATGCCCAGAACATCTCCGTAGGACGTCTGCTGTGTGCCGCAGTGTTTGAGACGGGACTGTTCCAGTGGAAGAACTGTAGCGGGAATCTGAGCATGCTCTATCCGGCTGACGACGTTATGGAGGCCTTCCAGAAACTAGTAGAGTCCGCTGATACTGTAACCATGAAGCCGCCTATGCTGGTACCGCCGGTGCAGCACACTACTCTGTGGGATGGTGGGTACCTCACCCCTATAGACAATCGCGGAACCTACCATAACTCGCACATTGACAGAGCCCGTCTCCGTGAAGTAGCGGAAGCATTTAAGTCCGCGGATGGCATCAAAAAAGCGCTTAATAAGGCACAGGAAACCCCGTACCGTATTAATAAGCGCATACTGGAACTGGTGCAAGAAGCACGGGCCCTGGGTGTTGGGATAGGTATGCCCCGCTCAGTACCGGAGCCGAAACCGGAGTGGTATCTGGACGGGGTTCCGAAAGAGAATTACACCGAGGAAGAGCTTGACCGCTTCGGTGAGTGGAAGACTCGTATGTCTCTATGGTACAGCGCCGACCGTAAGCGTGTATCGCAACTGCGCAGCCTTCTGACTACGTTGGAAATGGCAGAGGAATTCAAAGATGAGAAAGCCCTGTACTTCCCGACTTGTGTGGACTGGCGCTACCGCCTGTACTTCAAGTCCTCGCTGCACCCCCAAGGTTCTGATTTGCAGAAAGCCCTTCTTGAATTTGGACGTGGTAAACCTTTGGGGGAGCGCGGACTTTTCTGGCTCAAAGTGCACGTCGCCACATGCTTTGGTTATGACAAGACCTTATTCGAAGACCGCGCAGCTTGGGTTGATGCGAACTTTGCAGAGATTGAGCAACTCACAATATCTCCGTTTGATTGCCCTGCTTTTGCCAAGGCAGACAGCCCATGGTGCTTCCTGGCAGCCGCTATCGACTTGGTTAATGCTGTTCGTTCTGGATGCCCAGAAGAGTATATTAGCCGAATCCCGGTGGCTATGGACGCTACGAACTCAGGTGGGCAGCACCTCTCAGCGCTCCTGAGAGACCCTGTGGGCGGTCGTCTGACGAACCTGTACTGGGAGGGTAACGACAAGAAAGCGGACCTGTATATGGATGTGAAGCGCCGTACGGACGAGAAGGTGATACTGGACCTGGACAAGGAGGCTTTCGTTATCCAGAGCACTTACTGGAGAGAGAACGAAATCACCCGCAGCATGACCAAGCGCCCCAGTATGACCTACTTCTACAGCGCCACGGTGCGCAGCTGCAGTGACTACATCTTTGAAGGCGCTTGCGCTGAGGGGTATGAAGGTACCGACACTAACAGTCTATGGAATCTGTCGTGCTACCTGGCTCCGCGTATGCGCGCCGCTATCGAGGAGGCAAACCCTGCTGCTGCGGCAGTTATGGGGTACTTGCAGAACCTCGCTAGGCGTGTACCGGCAAGCAAGCACCTGCAGTGGTATACGCCGCTGGGCGGGCTCGTAATGAACCGCTACACACAGCGTGAAGAAGTGCGGGTACGGATTGACTGTATGAACCTCACAATCGTGCGCGTGCATAATCGGGATTTCAAGACCTGCAACAAGCGCAAGGCAGCCTCGGGGATTGCCCCGAACTTTGTGCATAGCCTGGATAGTACGCACTTGATGATGGTTCTGTGTGCCGCTGATGGTCTGGATATTGTGCCGATTCACGACTCTCTGGCTACTCACGCAGCCGATGTTGACGCTCTGCACCGACACATCCGCGAACAGTTTGTGCGACTCTACGAAGAGCACGACCTGCTTGGAGACATTACTCGCGCGGCGGCAGCTGCCGGGGCGGACTTGACGGATTTGGATATGCCTGAGGTAGGTACCCTAGACATTCGGCAAGTGCTGGAATCACCTTTCTTCTTCTGCTGATAAATGAAGTTACCGGAGTAGGAATGAAGTTAAAACACACTAGTAAAACTTCCGATTACACTCTCAAGGTTCTGTATAAGTCTGACGATATTACAGACGCAGTGAAGCAACTGCACGAACTGGGCCACGGCATTAGTCGGGGCCTGGCTCCTGAGCAGCACTACTGGAGGGTACTGGGAAGCATACTGGGTAAACAGTATATACTCGGAGTCTATGACTCCCAAGGCGACTTAGTCGGCGCTGTCAGCTATTATCCAGAAGCTGTAGAGGACTGTCATTACGTAGAGCCTGTGCTGTATACAGACTTCTTCGTATTAAAACCAGACAACGGCGCGGCAGTGTCTGTGATTATGCAGGGCCTGCATGCAATAGCCAAGTGCATACGCGCTGGGCGTATCGCCATTAGCCGGAACACGTCTGGTAACACGTACAAGACAACTTATCATTTAGTGAGGTCAGAATGAGTGGTGGTTTAGGTAAACTGTTAGGCAAGGCCACGGATATGCTAGGCCTTACTGACAACGCAGGATTAGAGGCGCAGCAGCGCTTGGCAGAGCAGCAGGCCAACGCAGCTAAACAACAGGCTGCCTTAGAGGCTAATAGCGCCGCAGATAATATTGCTGAGATTGACCCCGCAGGGGCTGCCTCTGCATCTGCAGATGCAATTACGTCTGAGCAGAAGAAACGGCGACAAGCAGGGCAGAGCAATCCTCTGGGCCTGTAAGGGGGTAGCTTGGAACAAAAAGCAACATTAGCAGAACTCTTTAAGAAGGACCAGGACGCGGGCGTCTTGGATGCCTCTGAGAAGTTCGCGCAGTGGACGCTCAGCACTATCTTTACCAGGGACGATTCCCTTGATGGTAGACGCAGACCGCTGGAGCGGGACTACCAGAGCACAGGTGCGCAGCTGGTCAACACTGCAGCCACTAAGATTGTAGGAGCGCTGTTCCCTCAAGGCACTAGCTTCTTCCGGTTCTCCAAGAGTTCGGACCTGGATGAGTTCATTAGTTCGCTGGGCAGTGCAGCTACAGCAGAATCTAAGCTGGCCGAGGTCGAGAACACGGCGTCACAGAAAGTATTTGAGAAAGACGGTTATGCTGCGAAGTTGCAAGCTGTGAAGCTGCTGCTGGTTACAGGTAACGCGTTGGAGTATATTGATGAGCGGACAGGTAAATCCATCATCTACTCAGTCCGTAACTTTACCGTTCGAAGGGATGGCAGCGGGAACGTACTGCGACTCATTATCAGAGAGCGCACAAGCGTCCAGGACCTGCCAGAGAGTTTCCAGAACACCTTCTACCGTGACAAAGACCCATACGGCGACGTTGATATCTACACTGCCGCTTGTCGCAAAGTTAAGCGGACAGAGGACGGTGCAGAGGTAGTAAGCTACGAGGTGTACCAAGAAGCAGATGGACACCGCATCGGGGAGAGCAGCACCTACCCGGAGCTGGAGCTTCCTTACAACGTGCTGGTGTGGAACCTTGTTAGCGGTGAGCACTACGGGCGCGGATTGGTAGAGGACTACGCCGGGGACTTCGCCAGATTATCGGTACTGTCGGAAGCGTTGACTAACTACGAGGTTGAATCTGCGAGGTTAATCCCGCTGATTGATGCAAGCTCTGGGCTGGACGTGGACGAGTTCGCAACGTCTGAGACTGGTGAGGCTGTACAGGTTGGTGGCGGCGGTTCCAACGGGAACAACAAGTCCCCCGTCACTGCTTACGAGGGTGGCTCTGCCCAGAAGATTCAGTGGATTGCCAGCAACATTCAGATGCTCGAACAGAAACTGTCGCGTGCGTTTATGTATACCGGTAACTTACGGCAAGGTGAGCGTGTCACGGCTTACGAGATTCGCCAGAATGCCAAAGAGGCGGAAGCCGCTATGGGTGGCGGGTTCAGTATCCTGAGTGACACCTGGCTGCGTAAGCTGGCGTACCTGTATACTGCACTGGTGTATCCTCGCTTTAAGCTTTATCTCAGCGAAGGCGTAGTGAACATCAACGTTACGGTGGGCACCTCTGCACTGGCTAAAGCTGCGGCGGCGGATAAGCTGTTAGAGGCGGCACAATCCATGCAGCTGGCCATCCCAGTGCTTGAACAGATTACTCCGCGCTTCAACAAAGATGCGTGCGTAGATTGGTACTTCGACGCCTACGGTATCGTCAGCGAGCCGTTCATGTACACCGAAGAGCAGCTGCAGCAGAAGCAACAGGTTCAGGATGCGTCTGCCGATACGTCCGCAGGTCTAGCACAGGACCAACTCCAGGGCTTGACAGCAGCAGACCCGACAGTAGCAGGTAAGCAGCTGGGCTTATTACCAAGTTAACAACAGGGGCATAGATGAATAACGTAGAAAACGGTCAAAACGTAGAAACTACACAGGTAGAGAACCAAGGTGGCCCTAAGATTCCGGGCCTAGGTGCTCCCCTTAGCGCCCCGAACAATCAAGGCGTGCAGGATGCACAGACCCCTACCCAGCAGCAACAGGGCAAAGATTCCCCCGACCCTGCTAAGATTCCTCTGGATATCGAAGCCCTAAAAGCGGCCCTGGATAAGGGTGGCGATAGCGCTAAAGAGCAGCCCCAGGAGCTGGCTAAGACAGGCAACCCGACGATTGATGCCGGTGTAGCTATGTTGCAGAAAGTCTCTGGGTTAACTGACTCTGATATGGTGCGGGCACTCGGTAAGGCCCTGGAGTATCAGGACCCTAACCTAATCGATACGGCCTTCATTAAGGAACGTTTCGGAGAGCACGCTGCTTATGCAGAGTTGCTGGCTAAAGCGTACCTGGAAGACCAGGTTGGTCAAGCCACCAAAGCAGTACAAGAAGCTTACGATATCGTGGGCGGTAAGGAGAACTGGGAGGTAGCAGCGCAGCTGTTTAATTCCAAGGCCCCTGAACCTCTGCGTAAGGCTGCACGAGTCCTGGCTGATTCTGGTGAGCTTAAACAGGCAGCAGAGTTGGTGGCAGGTTATTGCCGTGATATGGGTCTTATTAAGACCACAAACCCATTGGTACGTGGTGTAGCCAGCAACAATGCACTATCTGCTGCGGAATTCCGCGCAGAATATACCAAACTCCGTCAGGAAGCGGGCAACCGTAGCTTGGCGTCTCCACAGTTCAGTCGACGTTATAACGATTTGCTCGCACGCCGTGAGGCCGGTAAGCGCGTAGGTCTTTAATATCATTTAACTACGGAGGTCAACCTCTTGAAAGAACTTGCAGCACGCTATACTTACACGTCTGATGGTCGCCTGATTAGCAATATTACTGGGAATTACGGGGATGCCTACATAAACAACTGGGGTTATCGCCGAGTTACTTGGGACCGTGGGAAGCTTGGGCGAGTACGCGAGTATGCCCACCATTTGGTGTGGTTTATGCATCATGGGGATATACCGGAAGGGCTCATGGTAGACCACATCAACTTAGACCGTAGCGATAATCGGATTGAGAACCTGCGTTTGGTGGATAAATCTGGCAACATGCAGAACTCTAAGTGGAGGGGATACTTCTGGGCTAAGCGAGAGGGCAAGTGGCGTGCGACTATTCAGTTAAATGGGAAAACCAAACACCTCGGGTATTTCGACTGCGAGCAAGCAGCACGGGATGCCTATCTAGCAGCAAAATCTGAGATGCATGAGTATGCATCTATTCATGTACTTAAATAAAGGAAAGTAAAATATGGTTGATACCATTTACAAGGCAGGGGATACAAGACCACACTGGGGCGGCGCGGCGTCTGACGTCGATATTCACCTGGAAGTGTACCAGAACGAAGTGGACACCCGCTTCCAGTACCAGGCGCTGTTCCTAGGCCTCTCTAGCCAGCGCTCTATCAGCGGCTCTAACACCTACCGTATCGACCGCCTGAATACCTCTGCGGTGAAGGGTCGTCGTTCTGGTGACGCGCTGGATAGCACTCCGGTCCGTAACGATAAGATGATTATCGTAGTGGATACGGTGCTGTACATCCGTAACCCAATCGACTACCAGGACGACTGGACTGGTCCGGACTTCCTCTCTGAGATGGGTCAGAACAACGGTTCCGAATTCGCGGAGACCTTCGACCAGGCGCACCTGATTCAGCTCATCAAGGGCCGTTCCTGGGTTGCACCAGCTCACCTGAAACCTGCGTTCAACGACGGTATCGAAGTCAGTGCCTCTATCCTGGTCGCAGGTGCCACCTCCGCTACGCAGCTGACCCAGGCTGAGATGGAAGCCAACGCCATGAACATCAACCTGGCGCACAAGGCGGGTATCGACGAGCTCATCAAGCGTAAGACTCCGCTGATGGACATGATTACCCTGGTGGACGTCGACACCTACTCCCGACTGCTGGAGCATCCGAAACTGCTGAACATTGACTTCGGCGCAACCAACGACGACGGTTACAAGAACCGCCGAGTTGTGAAGATGAACGGCGTGCCAGTAGTAGAGTGCACCGAGTTCCCGACCGTTGAAGGTACTCATCCGCTGGGTACGGCTTACACCGTTACCACTGACGATGCGAACTGCCGCATGGTGACGTTCAGCAAGTCCAAGACCCTGGTGACTGTAGAAGCCAAACCGTTCACCTCGCGTATCTGGGATGACCAGCGCGAGTTCAACAACGTTCTGGACTGCTACGCGATGTACAACATCGGCCTGCGTCGTCCGGATACAGCGGCAGTGACTAAGTTCACCTTCACCACCAAGACGGCTTAATTGGAGGTTAAATGGCAGTAATCGCCGTGTTCGGTCTGGAGACTCTCCTGGCCAACGCTGCTCAACGTGAGGCGGTTAAAGCCGCCTCCGAGGTAGCGAAGCACATTCAAGTAGGTTCGGTTGAATCTGGCCGCAAGGCTACCAAGAAAACCCGTAAGGCGGCTGATGTAGCTGCTGATACTACGGAAGTATAATACGCGCCCCTGGTGCCTTCGGGTGCCAGGGGCTTTTTTTTTGTCCCTGTCTTAAGGGTCCAAGGGGTCTTTAATAGAGGAACAAATATGAGAGAACTCGAAGCTATCAACATGACGTTGGAAGCCCTGGGGGAATCCCGGGTTATGGACATCAACACCAGTAACCCCAGTGCGGGGTTAGCTCGCTCTGCACTCGCACGTAACCGTCGTGGGTTACTCAGCACAGGATTCTGGTTTAACGTGGTAGAGCGTGAAGTTACACCCACCACCGACGGCCTGATTAAGGTGCCGTGGAACCAGCTGGCTGTATATGACACCTGCTCAGAATCCAAGTACGGGGTACGTGACGGGAACCTATACGACCTGGTAGAGCAGAACCAATACTTCGATGCACCTGTGCGTATTCGTGTGGTCCTGGATTTGGCCTTTGAGGACCTGCCGGAGCACGCCGCTATGTGGGTGGCTAACTACACCACTGCACAGGTATATCTCAACGACTTGGGCGGCGATAGCAACTACACTAATTACGCACAGGAAGCTGAGCGCTACAAGAGCATGGTGCTGCGCGAGCATCTGCGCAATCAGAAGTTCAGCACCAGCAAGACACGCTTTGCACGCAGAATCCGCCGCGCTCGTTTTATGGTTTAAGGAGAGGTTATGGCGCAATCATTAGGGGGTACTATTCAGAGCTTGCTGCAGGGTGTTTCCCAGCAGGTTCCGAGAGAGCGCCAACCAGGACAACTGGGGGCGCAGCTGAATATGCTCAGCGACCCGGTTTCCGGTATCCGCCGCAGACCTCCTGGAGAAATTGTCTGGGAGAGTACAATTGATAATCCGGGGCTTGATTCCCTGTTCACCGAGTATGTTGAGCGTGGGACTGACGGTAGGCACCTGCTGATTAGTACCAGCAACGGTAACTGGTGGTTGCTGTCTAAGAACGGCAAGACCGTCATTAATTCTGGCAATGACCCATACTTTATTGCAACAGCAGGGCAGACCTCCTTGCAGACCACAAGCATTGCGGGTCTGACTTATATCTTAAACACGGAGGTGTCTCCGGTTACTGCCGTGGACAACTCCGGACGTATTGACCCCAGCACCACTGGATTCTTCTACGTCAAGGCCGCGGCTTTCCAGAAGCGCTGGGAGGTTACGGTGACTTGGTCCGGGGGATCTGTCACAGGGTACTATAACGTACCAGACGCCAGCAGTGGTGCAGCGTCTGCAGAGTGGGCGTCTGCGTCATTCGTGATAAATGCACTTATTAACGGAGACCCTAACGGGTCCGGTATAGGGGCAGCCATCACAGCGGCTGGGGGTACAGTAGTCGGCTTTGGGGCGTACATGTACATAGCCGGGCTACCTAATTTAGTAGTGAGTACGTCTTCTGGTGATACGTACGCAGTGGCGTCAGGGCAGAGCAGGGTTCCCCAGGAACAGGACCTGCCTGCACAGCTCCCCGCAGAAGCCGATGGGGCAATGTGCCGAGTGGGTACGGCCTCGTCTGAGACTGCATGGTATCAGTTCAATTACAGCGAACGTACCTGGTATGAGGTTGGGGCATACGGCAGTATCACCAAAATTACGAACATGCCCAGAGAGCTTGCTGCGGATGACAACATTATTGCCCGCGACTGGGAGGGGCGCCTTGCCGGTAACGACGACAACAACAGTGACCCAGGATTCGTTGAGAACGGCTACATCACTGGTATTGCAGCTTTCCAGGGCCGCCTGGTTCTGCTTAGTGGTAGCTCCGTGGATATGTCCGCCTCGGGCCTGTATCAGCGCTTCTACCGCTCTACTGTGACTTCCCT